TTAAATACTCACTGTAAGCACCATAAGTCATATTCATGATTTCGGTATGAGTATGACCAGCACTGATCAGCAACTGGAATGAGTCAAACCAGGTTGAATCATTGTCTTTTGCTGCCTGCTTTTTATTACGGCGTTTAGGCTGATCTTCTTTAAAATAAGCGCCGTTGACCTGTAGTACTGCTGATAAAACTTCTTTAAATTGCTGTTCGGATGTTGTGGCTAGATCAATCAAACTAGCTACTGGAAGCCTGGTGGCCAGACTGCATATACTCAGCACTTCAATTGAATGAGCCTTAAAAAGTTGAGTCAAAACTTCATCTGAATAATCTTTTTCCTTTAAGAAGCCTTTTATCTTTTCGGCATGTACCGCCCATTGGTCAAAATCTTTCATCTGGATCTGATGGACTTCAACATCATTCACTGTGATAGAGCGATTAGCTGCTAGAAAAAAATCATTCATGATGGAATCTCAAAGTAAAGTTCAGGAAATAAAAAAGCACCCGAAGGTGCTTCATCTGTATTGGTTTAATATCTCTTGCAATTTGAACTCTATCTGTGAATCGCTCAGCTTAGGTAACTTTATCAGTTTCTCTATATCATCTTGAACTTGGTAAACAAAATAAAGGGTGGATCCCTTATCGTATTTGATTACTAACCCATTGCCCTGCAAATTTCTTATTCTTTCATTTATCTCTGGTTGTTCACCTGCCAAAACCAAAGTATAAAAAGAACCCTTTTTTGATAAGAAAAAGGCAAACTTGGTCAAGGCCATTGCGTGCAGATAAAAATCTTGCACTTCCTGATATAGCGCTGGTGTCATTTAATAAATCCAATCAACACTGAAGGTCAGTTTTTACCTTTAAAAACCGTACCATACAGGTTAATAGAATACTTTTTATCCACCCAAAAGAAAAGATATCCAAAGGTATTAAACGATAAACAGGCACAAAAAAAGACGCTCATGCGTCCCTGTGCCTGCATTTTTGGATTTAGTTACTCAGCTTTAGTATCAAGCTGCTACATTAAAACGATCAATGTGGCCAAACATGCTAAGTTCAGCATCATTTACCTTGGTAATGTCAGCCAGACATTCGCCCTCAATATCGTAACTAGAGAAATCCTCATTGATCAGATCAAATTCTGTTTCCGGTGAAAACTCCACACGCCATAAGGTCACGGCAACCTTATCCCCTTTATAGGTATCAACACCTTTAAAGAAGAAGCGGTATTCATTGCCGATATCGTTTGCAATCGCCGTACGTGTTAATTTTCCGGCTTTACCTGACCACTTAACGTCACCAGTCGGTGCAATATTAAAAATCACTGTACCGAATGCCGAATCGAGTACATAGGTATTGGCATCAATATCTGTATCAGCGCCGTCTTTAAACTTAACTTCTGACAGATTACGCTCACCCAGATCAATCATAGTCCCAGCTTCAACAGTACCTAGTGAGCGATCAGCGATAGTGCTTGCAGATACTTCAGTAACTTTACCACTCATCACCATGGCAAGATTTTGCTTGGTTACCTCTTCCAGGGTGCCGCTTACAGATACTCCTGTCTGCTTTCGCAGTACTGCATCTTTCGTACGAAAACCTGTTTTTGACTCATAGTGATCGGTCGAATCCGAAGTGATTTGAAGCTGCAGGGCTGGCATACTTCCTACTGGAAACATACCTGATACCGCACCATTAATAATTTTAGCCAGGAACAGTTCACCCTGTAACGAAATAACGTCTGGTTTATTTCCCATCTGCTTTTACCTCTTTTGTAGTTTTTGCTGCAGCTGGTTTCGACTCTTCAGAGGGCTTTTCTATTTCTACCTCCTTGATCGTACCTGCATCTAATTGCTGTCGGATTTCAGCATCGGTGAGTCCACCCACGAAATCCCCTTTTTTGAAACGCCCTAATGGTTGTTGGGCTACATATTGCTTTGCTGCCATGACTGGCTCCTAGATAAACATTTTGGATTCAAACACCAAAGTGATATAGACGCATGTTGGAGAGTAGTCCTCTTCAACTGCAATCAGGTTTAAAGGTCGTGCACTTGAAGCAGGCTGCCAACCTGATAATAATTCCAGGACTTGTTGCGTTAGTGCACCAGCACGATCCAGAACTGCAGAGCCATCATTAAGCTGTGCCGAAGCATGACGCTCAACCACCGTAACTTCCCATTGCTGGGCCAGCATGTTCATTGATGACTTTGCAACATCATCCAGCTTTCGGATACGGCGGTAATAGACCTGAGCATTTGCTGTAACCTGTGATAGCTCTGTAACATTTGCAGAGTTGGCCGGGGTATAAATCTTTTTAAGACCTGAAATCCCGTTGAGTTTCTCTGCAATTTCATCGCGCACCGCAAAGAAGTTTTTATCGCTCATCAGTTAAATGCTCCACGATATCATTTAATACATCCTGCTCATCCTGTTCGGTTAAACCCAAAAATGGACGGGCTGGCATATTGATGATATAAGCCTTACCCATAGATTCCTGCATGAAGTTAGAACGGGATTTACGGACAAATCTGTTACCCACCGTACCATCACGTCCCTGACGAAAATAGGTACGACGCATTCTGGCTTCATGACGTATTTCACCACCGAAGTGATGAATTGCGCCATAAATCACGTCAGTACCAATTTCTACTCCACTCTGCAGCACGTTATGAGTAATGGAATCCATCAGCCGTGAAGTCTTACGCAAAGTGGTACCGCCTTCACGTTTAACTCGGCCAGACAAACGCCATTTCCCTTCAAGTCCTTCGCCCTGCGTCCATCTATTACGGATATTGCTTACTATTGTTTGGCCAATCGTATCGAACAGTCTCTGTTGTGTTTCTTCAAAACCTGAAAGACGATGAAGTGCTTGCATTACTGCTGACTCACCATCAGCATCGATCTTTATTACAACACCAGCCATACCTCCTCCTTATTTAAATGAAGGCATCTTGTCTAGCGTTTCATCACCAAACACGCCTCCTACATAACTGGTTCCGATGGGCATTGTGGTAGGCCGGCCCTTGGGCTGATCATCTACAATTTCATTGGTTGCGGTCTGAATCTGTAGATGTGCTTTCTCGTCTTGTACCCGTTCAAGAAATTTAATCGCATCCTTATAACGGTTACGTACTTCTTCAGTGGGTTGCTGGTAATAAAGCCGGTAACGGGCAATATCACAGGCCATGCGGTTCAGATTACTGGGCACATTGGGAAGAGGCAGAGGATAACGGCCACCGATATAACCGTTAATCTCTTCTGCCGCATCCTGAAGTGCTTCATTGATAGAAGCTGCTGCATCTGCATGCATCAGCTTTAGTTCTTCAATGTCATCAGCAAACCGCTTCACCATGTCTGCTTCTGTTGCGTACATAGATCACCTTACTTGGCTGCATCAGCACCCTGTTCAGCTGGCTTGTCACTGGTCTTAGACTTAGACGCTGGCTTAGCCTTTTCAGACTCAGCCACTTTTGCTTTAAGCTCAGCAATTTCCTGCTCAGCTTTAGCTTTGTCATCTGCTAAGGTTTTATTAGCCGTTGTCAGATCAGCATTGGCTTTTTCAAGCTCAGCCAAACGTGCAGCAGTACCATCTGCTTTAGGCTCTTCCGGCTCCTGATATTCTTCAATAGCCCCAGATGCTAAAAGGGCCTGAAGTTGTTTAGCTTCAAGCCCTTTTATTTCCTGACCTGGACGGAAATGTCCGATCGACTGTTTTGCAATATATTTTGGCATTGAGTTCTCCTTATACGAATCCACGACCACCCACTAAACCGTTCTTGTTATTTGGAACAGCCAGTGGAGAGGATTCAGCGAGTAATTGAATGCTTGAAGGATTCTTTTCTTGCCATTGGCTTAAATAGAATTCCAAAGCCTGGCCAAATGCTTCAACATTTTGCAATGCACAATGTGCGATCCATCCATTAGCATCAGAAACCAGACCAAAGAAATCTTCTGGAATAAAGCGTTCCGCCACACCTTCCATGCTGTGTTTCACGTCATAGGTCCAGATTTCAATATTGTCGACTGTGCCCCGGAACTGAGGTTTTTCAGCCTGGTCGAAAGTTGGCGTGATTGGAACACTGATCCCTTTATACGGCGTAATGAATTTCTCATTAAACTCAGGATCTTTAGTTAATGTGTTGTACACCTTAGAAGTGGTTAATGCCATGATTGGTGATGTACCTGAATGTTCAACAGCCAAGTCAATCATCGCCTGAATATCCTTAACCGGTGTGGCTCCTGCTTGTCCCCATTTAATTAGAGGTGTGAAGTTACAGGCCGGGTTCCGCTCATAATCCACTTCGTACATCGGGAAATCTGCTGAGGCAAAAGTAGTCTTACCATATAGCAGTACATCACGGGCAATCAGCAGCTTCCGGTTTTCAATAGATTGACGCAGGTACAGAGCCTTTTGTGCCTGGTCGATTAAGAGCAAGTCTGCATCAGACAATCGATTTGAACCGGTCGCAATCACGCCAAACTGACGTAAGCGTGCGATCAGAGCCGTGTTTTGCACTTCACTTGGCATCACCGTCATCATTGGCTTTAAGTAAGCGGGCTTCACGAATTTCACGTTGCCAGATTCACCTACTTTGATTTGGCGACCAGCTGCAGTCGGAGTAACAAACGGCGCAAGTGGAGTTGCTGTATTCAACTCCCCAACTGGAACTTCCTTTTTGGTGTATGAAACACGTTGAGGGAAAAAGCGATCCATCAACCAAGTATCTAC